GAAAACTTGTCCGCCGGAGATAGCACCGTCGAGGATGTCCGTGCATACACCGCCGTGGTCTATTCTTCGGCGACCGGCACTCCTGCTGCCGAGGTGCGGCTGCTCCTATCGGACAACACAGAGGTCTTGACGACCGGGTCAATCTCAGTAAAGAACTCGACAGAGGACCCCGGAACGACGCTGACCGCTTACAAGCGCCTGACCATCGCGCCAGCCGGTGGGTGGGATACGACCAAGGTTAACGGACTCAAGTTCCGCATTGGATTCGACGACCTGGCGGCAGATGCGAACTTCATCGACCTCATGGTCGAGGTCCTGCTCTACACACCGGCCGCCGGAGCTGCGGCCTCGCTCCTCGCTCCTCGCCGCACAGCCCGCAACTCACTCTTGAGGAGGTAGCCCATGCCCGGACTGACCGATGCCGGTGAGCTCGCCGTCCTGGACGAGATCTATAACGCCGGAGGCGGCACCTTCCCGACTGGCAACGTATACCTCTCGCTGCACTCTGCCGACCCGGCGGATACGGGGGCCAACGAACTCACCGGCGGTGGCTACGCCCGGCAGCAAACGGACTTCACCGCCGCGGCCGCCGGGACGCTGTCGAACGTCGGCGCCGTCACCTGGTCCGTTCCCGCCGGCGACGTCGCCGCGTGGGGGGCCTGGGATGCGGTGACGGCCGGTGTCTGCTTCCAGACGGGATTCTTCTCCATCGTCGCCGGCCTTGGCCTCGTTCGCACAACGGACGCGACGAACAACGACGTGCAGAGCGTGGCGCATGGGCTGGCGGCGAATGACCGGGTTGAGTTCGAGGTGATCGAGCAGCTCACCGTCCCGGCCGGGCTCACGGCGGGGACGCTGTATTACGTCATCTCCACCGGCCTGACCACCGACGCCTTCCGCGTCTCCACCACCCAGGGCGGTGCCGCGGTGGACATCACGGGCAACGGCTCGGCGATCTGGCGCAAGGTCGTGGTGACGAACTTCTCCAGTGCCGGAACCTTCCAGGTCGCCGCCGGCGATCTCGACATCTACGCAACGGAGTAGACGATGGCTGGTCGCCAGTACACCGTGATCTTCGACAACGTCGCGGTCACAGCGGCGGCGGACTTCTTCGAGCTCAACCCTGCGGCCGACAAGCCGATCCAGCTCATCGGTCTGGACATCGGCCAGACGAACCGTGTGGGGGATGCCAACGAGGACCTGCTCCGCTGGTCGATCATCCGAATGTCGGGCGGCACGCTGACCTCCGGCTCAGGTGGCACGGCACCCACCCCGCAGGCGCTCAACCCTACCGATACCGCTGCTGGATTCACCTCTGAGGTCAACAACACGACCCAGGCGTCCACCACCGGCACGACCTCGACGCAGTGGGCATCGACGTTCAACACCCGGATCGGTCTTCTGTGGACGCCGACCCCTGAGCAATACGTCATGGCTGTCGACTCTGCCGGTACCGGCGCGCTGATCGTTCGGCTCCTTGAGGCTCCCGGTGCCTCGACTACGTTCTCGGGTACGGCGGTGGTGCAGGAGCTCGGCTAATGGCCGAGCAGTGGATCTACCGCAGACCGTCTCGCCCTGCTCGGCGTCGGAGGTGGATTGGCACCTCTGGGGCTGTGGCGCCGCTCACGGCCGCAGGCTCCGGTCGAATCAGACTCCGATCGACGGCGGTTGGCCGGCCTCAGGCCCCAGCCCAGGGTAGGCTCCGGCTTCGCTCCAGAGCGGTTGGCAGGCCTTCGGCGGCTGCTATCGGTCGGATCCGGCTGCGTTCTCGGGCCTTCGGATCGACACCTCCCCAGTTCGGGGCGGGCTCGGGCCGCCTCCGTCTGAGATCCACGGCTGTCGGCAAGCCGCAGGCTCGAGGCGTTGGTCGAGTGCGCCTGCGGTCCAAGGCCATCGGCACAGCCCGCGGCGCTGCCATCGGTCGGATAAGGCTTCGGTCTCGAGCAGTCGGTGCCGCAGGTGTCACACAGGCTCCCCCTGCCTCGGGCCGCCTGCGGCTCCGATCCCGGGCCGTCGGTCATCCCAACGGCGTGGTTCTCGGCAGGGTCAGGCTCCGAAGCAAGGCCATCCCTCGAGCCATCATTGCGGCTCGGGGTCGGGTAAGACTGCGCTCCTCGGCAGCGGGCCTCCGGCTGCTGATGGCTGCGGCGCATGGCAGGGTCCGGCTTCGATCAAGGGCTGCTGGTAGTGGCGGCGCCGCTCCGGTGTTCATCACCGAGGGGGACTCGGTGATTATCGGGACTCTTGAGGGTGACTCCGGAACACCGGCGGCGTTGGAGGGTAGCCGGGCTGCCCTTGCCGGGGTGGAGGGGAGATAGGGGTGAAGCCATGCCGAGTGTGCGGCACGCCGAGCTCCGGCAGTCGATGCCCTGAGCACACAGTGCGGCCTCGAGGTCGGGCCGAGCAGTCCCGACGAGCTGGTGTCGTCGCTGCCTGGATCGCCCAGCATGGTTACGTCTGTCCTGGGTGGCAGCAGCCTGCTCACTTCAGCAAGGACCTGACCGCTGACCATGTGGTAGCGGAGATCCATGGTGGCCGCTCCGGTCCTTTGCAGGTGCTGTGTCGAGGTTGCAACGCTCGTCGAGGCGCGAACGATCTGGTGGGGTAGGGGGGCGGGTCGACGACGGATTTCAGATCATCGCTCGCTCACCTTGCCCCTCGACTTCCATCGTGTACGGGTTTTCCACGCGATACGACCTGGAGGTTTTTTCGATGGGTGCCCGCGGGCCGACGCCGAAGCAGCGCCCGCTGAGGCGGAACCAGCCGAAGAAGCCCGAGCTGGCGATCGTCGGTGAGCTCGAGGTCCCGAAGCCTCCGACAGGGCTCCTTCGGGACACTCGGTCATGGTGGTTCGCGTTCTGGCGGTCTCAGGTGGCCCAAGCGGTTCAGGGCGACACGGACATCCAGGCTCTCGAACGCCTGGCCAAGCTCAAGGACGAGCGGGAGCGGACCTATCGAGTTATCCGTCGGCTCCCAGATGGCCCGACGGACGTCGGATCGCAGGGACAGCGTGTGCTGCACCCACTGGCGAAGTACCTGGCGACCACGGATGCGGAGATCCGGGCGCTCGAGGACCGATTCGGCCTGAACCCGAGGGCGCGGCTCTCGCTCGGGATGCAACTGACGCAGGCGCGCCGCAGCCTGGAGGATCTGTATGGCGAGATCGACCGCGACGAAGCGCCGCCCCTCATGGAAATCTCCGACGCCGGCCGCGATCTCGCCGCCCCCGAGCGGAAGGTTCATCGATCTCGGGAGCGTCATCGCTGATTGGATCGAAGCCAACCTCGTCCACGGCGAGGGGGACTTCTACGGCCTGCCATTCCTGCTGGATCCGTTCCAGCGGTTCCTGCTTCGGCGCCTGTATCTGGTCGATGCGGAGACGCTGCGGCGAATCGTGCGCCGCGCGTTGCTGGTCGGGCCGAAGGGTTGGGGGAAGACCGAGCTCCTCGGTGGCGTGGGGCTGGCCGAGCTCGCCGGGCCCTCGAGCGTCACCCCGGCGGGGAGACCGACACGGCGGCTCTCACCGAACATCCCGATTGCCGCGGCGTCCTGGGAACAGACGGATCGGCTGTTCGAGGCCGCCTTCACGATGGCCACTCACCAAGCGAGCGGCGTGGCGCCGTTCTTGGATGCCTTCGAGACCGAGATCGGGGTGAAGGGCCAGCCTGGTCGGCTGTTCCGGGTCGCGGCCGTGGGGGCAACGAATGAGGGCGGTCTGCCGACGGCGTTCATCGCCGACGAGCTCCACGAGTGGCGGCTTCCCCGGCAGCGGCGCGTGCATCTGGTCATCGGAAACTCCCTGGCCAAGCGCGATCAGGGGCTCGAGTTGAACATCTCGACGCCGGATGATGCGGCACCGGACTCGCTGCTCGGCAACCTCGTCGCCTACGGTGAGAAGGTCGCGGCGGGCGAGATCAACGATCCGAGCTTCCTGTACGTGCGCTATTCGGCGTCGAATCGGTGGGATCTGGACAAACCGAAGGAGCTCCGCGCGGCGATCCGCGAGGCCACGCCAGCGTCCTGGGTCGACGTGGAGCGCGTTGCGGCGCGCTACGAGATCGACCGAATCCCCGAGCACGAGTTCCGCCGCTATCACCTCGGGCAGTTCGTCCGTCCCGAGGGAAGTTGGCTGCCGGCAGGCTCATGGGAGCCGCTCGAGGGCGATGTGACCGTGGCGGAGCAGGCGCCGATCGTGCTCGGTTTCGATGGGTCGTACAACCGAGACTCGACGGGGCTCATTGGCTGCACGCTGGAGGGCCACCTGTTCGTGCTGGGTCACTGGGAGCGGCCGGACGGCGCCCCGGATTCCTGGCGTGTCCCCCGGGCAGAGGTGGATGCGGCCGTCGACCAGGCATTCACGACCTACAAGGTCCGCGAGATGGCGTGTGACCCTTTCCGGTGGACGTCTGAGATTGAGGCCTGGGAGGAACGATACGGCGAGACAGTGGTGGAGTTCCCGACCAACTCGCCCTCGCGGATGTCGCCAGCGTGCGCGCGCTTCTACGCGGCGGTGGTGAACGCCCAGGGGATGAGCCACAGCGGGAATCCGGCGCTTTCGAGACACCTGTACAACGCCGTGGTGAAGGAGCATCGAGATGGGGCCTACATCACCAAGGAAAACCGCGACTCGCCGCGGCGGATCGACCTCGCGGTGGCTGCGGTGATGGCCTATGACCGGGCCATGTGGCACGCCGGGCAGCGACCGCCACGAGCCCCGAGCTTCGCATGGGCCTGAGGACGCTCGCCCGTCGAGTGCTGGTGCCGGAGGTCCGCACGCCGCAGGTGCTCGAGCGGTCCGACGAGATCGGCTTCCAGCAGTGGGTGGACTACTTCTCCTACTTGGGCAGCACCTACGCCGCCCAGATGGGTGGCGGGGCCTCTCAGCTCGGCAGTAACGAGCGGATCGCGGGCAACTACGCGGGGTTCGCCGAGCAGGGGTTCAAGGGCAACAGCGTGGTCTTCGGGGCCATGGCCTTCCGGATGCGGGTCGGATCTGAGGCGCGGTTCCAGTTCCAGCGGATCGTCAAGGGCCGCCCCGGCGAGCTGTTCGGCAACGAGGAGCTCGCGCTGCTCGAGCGGCCCCAGCCGGGATGGACGACCGGCGATCTGCTTGCCCGGGTCATCATCGATGTGGATCTGGCGGGCACGAGCTTCACGGCGAATCGCAACGGCCGGCTCGTTCGACTTCGGCCGGACTGGGTGGCCATCATCTCGGGCGTTCGCGGTCGAGACGTGAGCGCTTGGCATCCCGACGCCGAGATCCTGGGCTACCTGTACTGGCCCGGCGGGCCGGCCGCGACGACCGAGCCAATGACCTTCGCCGCCAATCAGGTGGCCATCGTGGCTCCGTATCCGGATCCGGTCGCTCCGGTGCGGGGAGTTTCATGGCTCCAATCGGTCCTGGTGGATATCGATGCCGATACCGCGGCCACGATCCACAAGCTGAAGTTCTTCCAGAATGGGGCGACGATCGGTCAGACCGTGGTCCTCGAGGGGATCGACGACCCCGACGTCTTCGACAAGTGGATCGCCAAGTTCAACGAGGCGCACCAGGGTGTGGCCAACGCCTACAAGACGCTGTTCCTGA